AACTAGAAACGATTACGTTGCCAGTAGTGGTCAAACGGACTTTCCGTATACGTTTACTGCCCTAGCTGACACCGACATTAAAGTCCTCAAGAATGGAGTGACTCTTAGCCTTGGCGGTGACTACACTGTTACCTATGGTTCATACGGTGGTACAGTTACGTTACTCAGTGGTGCTACTGCTGGTGATGCGATTGCTATCTACTTAGATATGCCTCTACAGCGTACAACTAACTACCAGAACAGTGGTGACTTCTTAGCATTAGATGTTAATGGAGACTTTGACGCACTGTGGTTAGCACTACAGCAGACTACATCAGGCATAGATCGCTCTGTAAGGCTCTCTGACAGCGATCCCAACATAGTTGGTATAGAACTACCCCTACCTGCTGAACGCGCTCAGAAGCTATTAGCATTTAGTCCTACAGGGGCGGTAACTGTACAACCTTATGTAGGCGGTCAGACGCAGATTCTATCAAGAGATTCTTTTACTGGTGATGGCTCAACAACTACGTTTACTTTAGCTGAGAGTGCATCAGATGCTTCTATGCTTAATGTGATTGTAAATGGCTTGATGCAAGACGTAAGCTCTTATACTGTTACTAACAACACCTCTTTAGTTTTTTCTGAAGCTCCTCCTCGTGGTGCAAATATAGAGGTAAGGTCTTTTGTGCAAGTAGAAGTTGTATCTACTGAGTTAAAGAGTAATGAGTTTGCAGGCAATGGTTCTACAACATCGTTTACTCTTGGCTCTTCTGCTATCAAGAATAATACTTTTGTTTACATTAACGGTGTGTATCAGTTTAAGAGTACATACTCTGTATCAGGAACTACAATTACCTTTTCTACTGCCCCTCCTCTTGGCTCATCTATTGAGGTTATGGTTGCTGGGTTTACTACGTCTATTATAGGCTCACCAGCGGCAGACAGTGTAGGAACATTAGCTATACAAGACGATGCTGTAACAGCGGCTAAGATAGCTTCAGAGCCTGTAGCAGTGGGCATAACGACGGTAGTTACTTCTGCATCTGTTACGGCTACGGTTAATACTCACGTTTATGTAAGCGCGGCAGGTAGAACTATTACGCTTCCTGCTTCACCAACCATAGGGCAAAGAGTGTTGGTAACGGTGGGTAACTTTACTAACACAGTGGTGGGTAGAAATGGATCAAAAATAATGAGCAGTGCTTCTGACTTCACAATGGATGCCGCTTATCTTTCCATACAATTCATATACACAGACGCAACACAAGGGTGGGTGATGTCATGAGTAATTTTTCAGATTTTATAGGTGGCGGTGGAGGTAGTTCATTCCCCACAATCTTTTTACACAAGTCTCAAACTTGGGTTCCACCTCAAGACGGTAACATAATGATTCACGTTATTGGGGCAGGTGGTAGTGGCGCGTCAGCGGTTGACTTTACCATTCAAAGTGGTGCGGCAGGAGGTTATTGCAGAAAGAACTCTTTAGCAGTAACTACCTCTGGCTCATTTACTGTTGTTATTGGCGCAGGAGGCGCACCCACAGTGGGAGCCTACGGTGCAGGAAATGCAGGAGGCACTACAACTGTTGCAGGTACAGGACTAAGTTCTACACTAACGGCTACTGGTGGCTCGGGCGGAGCTTTAACTACTGGAGCTTACACTACTGGGGGTACGGCTTCTAATGGAGACGTAAACAACGCAGGTGGACGCGGAGGCTATAGCAGAGGCGGTGGTGCTGTAGGACTGACAGGAACAGGCAATGACGGTATATCAGTTAACGACCAAAATTACACTGTTTCAGGTAGTTGCGACATATTGGGTGATTTTTATTCATCTAGTTTTGGTCAAATATCTGGCAGTAGCGGAGGAGGAAATCAATATGTTACTTCCTCTTCACAGGGTTATGGGCCAGAGGTAGCAGGGCCATTGGCGGGTGGTGTAGGAGCGGCTAAATATAATCTAAATATGTTTGCAGGTCATGCTTCTATTGGCGGTGGCGGTGGAAGTACCTATTCTGGGTGGGCCGCAGGCGCGACTTCAGGCCGTGGTGGACAAGGCTGTGTTGTTATTCAGTACATACCGTAAGGAGAATTAAATGAAATATAATATTAAAGATGCTGACGGTAACATCACAAATACCATCGTTGCAGACGCAGAGTTTGTTGAGGCCAACTTTGAACACTATGAGGAGTGGGTTGCACCTACACCCCCAGAGCCTACAGCAGAAGAGACTGCTCGACAGTGGAGAGACTCAGAACTAGCGTCCACTGATGAAGCGGCAAAGATACCTGACTGGCCTAATAGAGCAAACATTCTCGTGTATCGCCAAGATTTAAGAGACTGGCCGTCTACTCAAGACTTCCCAGACACTAAGCCAACTTTAGGAGAATAGAATGTCAGTAACTCAGGTAACTGGTTCTGTGATTAAAGATGGAACTATCACAGCCGTAAAACTAGGCACAGGTGTTGGTGGCGCGTTTAACGACTTCGTGATAAAAACTGCAAACTATACAGCAGTGACACGAGATCAAATCATTGTGAACTCTGGTAGTGCAGTAACAATTACATTACCTGCAAGTCCAAGCGCAGGAAACATAGTATTTATTGAGAACTCTGGAGCAGGCACAGTGACTGTTGCTCGCAATGGCTCAAAAATTAATTCAACAGCAGACGATGGTGAACTGGCTACGGACGCAGGTGCAACCTTGGTGTACGTTGACTCAACAATCGGTTGGAAGGAGTTATAGATGGCGATTAAATTAGGCGGTGGCGGTGGGAGTGCCTCACAAGTAAACGAGGTTGTAAACTTAAATGATAGTGCTAACACTGTTACTTTAGACGATGGACGCGTTTACCTAAAGGGTGGCGTTTTTGAAACGAATACGTCTACTTATCCTGACGCAACATCTTCGCTTCAGTACACTGGTACTGAATTTATTGTAGCTCAAGATAATAACATTACAGGCATAGCTTGGGATGGTACTCACTTTTGGGCTGTTGGTCGTGGCAATGACTCGGTATATAAGTACAACTCATCTGGCGTTTATCAAAACGTGAGTTTTAATGTATCAAGTCAAATGAGCAATCCTGTAGATATAGTTTCAAGAGATACGTTTTTGCACGTTATTGAGTCGAATGGCAGTAATAGCAAAACATATCAGTATGGCAACAATGTCTATCAGAACACAAATTTTTCTGTAGCAAGTCAAGACATTTACCCCCAAGGCATAGCTTGGGACGGTACTTACTTTTGGGTTATTGGTCAAGAAACTAGCAAAGTATATAAGTACAACTCATCTGGTGTTTATCAAAACGTAAATTTTTCTGTATTAGGTACAGACCAATATCAAATAGGTATAACGTATGATGGAACTAACTTATGGACTCTTAGTGCTAATACACACAAAATGTATAAATACAATACTAGTGGTGTTTATCAAAATGTAGCTATTGATATATCGTATTCAGGCACATCCCCAACAGGATTAGTATGGGATGGGACTTCGTTCCGTATAACTTATTCAAACTCAAGAGTGCGTCAGTATGCAAATGGCATTGGTATCCAAAGCAACGCGGACATAACCACTGATGGGCAAAACTACGTGAGGGTCAAATAATGGCTTTAATAGTACTAGAAGATTTAATGACACCAGAGCAGAAAGCACGTAGATGGCGTAATCAAGAACTGACCGCTACCGATTACATCTTGCCTTTAACTGACCACCCACAGCGTGATGATTACATAACCTATAGGACTGCATTGCGTAACTGGCCCAGTACAGAATCGTTTCCAGACACGCGACCAGTATTAGGCGAGTAAGATGGACAGACTAAAACAATTCTGGCGTAGTCGTAGCAACAGGTGGCAAGTGTTTGGTGTCACCTTAGCGGCTCTACAGGTCTACGTCCTACAGCTTAATCTATCTGCTGAGACTATTATGTTAGCCAGTATTCTATTCGGAATGGGCGGAATTTTCTTCCGTTATCAAACTACACAATCAATGTCAGAGAGATAAAACATGACTACAATCATAACAAAAAACTCAAGTACGGCAGGAGATGTTCCTGCTACTAGTGAGCTTGTACAAGGTGAGTTAGCAGTAAATGTTACAGATAAAAAACTGTATACTAAAAATTCTAGTGGTGCTGTTGTTTCTTTAGTTTCATCTTTAGACTCTAATAATTCTATAGGTACAGGCAATGTAACTTTAGGTTCTAATGCAGGTGACTCACTTACGTCTAACAATAGTTATAATACATTAATAGGCAATGACGCAGGGAAAGCTCTAAATACAGGAACCAGTCAGGTAGCTGTTGGTTATAAAGCTTTAGAAACATCAACAGCAGGAATAGGTAGCGTAGCTGTAGGTTATTTGGCATTGCAAGATAGCAACTCTACTAACTTTGTTACTGCGGTAGGTTGGGGCGCAGGTAAGAACGCAACCACTGGAGGACTTAGCAGTACCTTTATAGGTAATGGGGCAGGTATGGGAATTACAACAGGCGATCAGAATACTTGTATAGGTTTTAACGCAAACCCTACATCAGCTACCGCTAGTTATCAGTTTACATTAGGAGGTACAGATATTCAAACTCTTAGGTGTAATCAAACAAGCATTACATCTTTGTCTGATGCTAGAGATAAGACTGACATTGTTGACACACCTTACGGTCTTGACTTCATTAATACTTTAAAGCCTCGTCAGTTTAAATGGGACACTCGTGATGGCAACATTAAAGATGGAACTTTAGAGCAAGGCTTTATTGCACAGGAATTACTTGAGTCAGCAAATGGTAATAACGATTCTTTAAACCTAGTGTTAGAAGATAACCCTAATAAACTTGAAGCTAGTGCAGGTAACTTAATACCTTTGTTAGTGAAAGCTGTTCAAGAACTATCTGCTCGTGTAGTAGAATTGGAGACTAAATAATGATTCCTGAAACCACACCAACTCAACAGTATACTTGGGCATTAGAAAGTGTAGACCTTATTAACGCGATTGTTGCTGATGATACAGGATACATCCTACCTGCCGAATGTGTAGATCGTAATGTTAGACACTTACAAATTATGGTCACTAAAGATTACTGGACAGGACAAGATATGTCACCGCTTAATTCAGCTATTTCAGCAGGGTTAGCTTATTTAGCATAACTACAAGGACGTTATCATGTTAGATGAACAATCAAAAGATACACTGGACGTACTTGCGGCATCAACAGGAATACTTTCGTTGGCCGCTTGGTTGCCGCCTATCGCTAGCATATTTACTATTATATGGTTGGGTATTAGGATATATGAGTCTGACACAGTACAAGACTTAGTACACAAAAGAAAAAAGAAATAGCTTGACTTTTGACTAAAAATCTGATATAATAATATGAATATATTGACTAAATTAATTGATCCTATCACTACTTTGTTAGATAAATTTATTGTAGATAAAGATCAGAAAGCAACCTTAGCACATGAAATAGCTACCTTAGCTTCTAAACAAGCTCAACAAATAGCACTTGCTCAGATTAAGACAAACCAACAGGAAGCTAGAGGCAACTGGTGGCAATCTGGTTGGAGACCTGCTACTGGTTGGGTATGTGTTTTAGGGTTTGCTGTCAATTTTCTTATCTCTCCTTTAGCCGCAGGTTTTGGCATAGTTATTCCCCAAGCGGATACCTCTGTTATGATGCCTGTGCTTATGGGTCTTTTAGGTCTTGGGACAATGCGTACTATTGAGCGAACTAAAGGAGTTGGTAAATGATTTCTAGTTTTAGACAGGAAGAGATATTTCCAAGTTCTATTGACAGGCCGTTAGTAGAGAACACTCCTCCACCTGTGTCTACTCCTCCACCTTCAGCACCTATACCTACAAAGAAGAAAGCTAAGACAGCGGCTCCAGTAGCTACTCCCTCTAGTTTTAAACCTGTAAGACAGCCTTATGAAGACCCTGCACCAGTAGTTCCTAAAGTTGAGCTTGATCCTCAAAGAACTACTAGCAGTCTTTTCTCTGACTACGTAGGCACACAACAGTCAAGACCATCAGCCCCTTCTTTGTTTAAACCACCAGAGCAAGAGTCTACTGGGTCAGCATTAGGAAACTATAAAGGTTTCTTTAATCAAACACAACAGCAAAGTCAGGCTCTAGCTGAAATGGCTAAAGAGTCTAAAGATTACAGTGGTCTTAAAAACGCAGATGTCAACAAACTTAACCGAAATGTGTCACAAGGTTTAGATGATTATTCTACAAAGGAAGTAGATGAGAACATTCTAACGTATATAAAAGATAATAACATTCCTCCTTTTATTGAAACGGAAGACGGAGAAAAGCTTTTCTTCACAACAGGCACAGATACTTCAATGCCTGACTTAGCGGCTTTAGGTGACGCACACAGAGAAAATGGCAGATATGTAGCAACTGGTGACGTGGGTACTTATTCTTCTATTTGGATAGAAAACCCTAGTACCTCTGAAGAAATACTAAACAACCCTGTTTTAAGTGTAGCCGCTATGTTTGTACCTTATGGTACAGCGGCATTAACTGCTCTTAAGGGAGCAACAGGACAGACATTACATGGTTCAGATTGGGCTAGTTTAGCAAGCGCAGGTTTACAGAAAGCAGGGTACACTAAAGCACCTAGCACTGTGGACGGTGTTAAGGACGCAGGTAAAGGTCTTACACTAGGCGGCATAGAGTTATCCTACAACCAAACTAACGCACTGCTCAAAGGAGCAATTACTGGAGACCCTAAAGAAGCACTTGCTGAAACACTCACAAGTAAGTATCTTGAGGGTGCTTTAGATAATAAAGATTCTGTAATAGCAAACACTTTAGATTCTTTAGAAATGGACAAGGATGCTTTTATCAACGCATTCTCTAATACAGTAGGTAAAGTAGCTGACGGTAAAGATTTAGATGATGCTGTGCTTTCAGGTTTTGCACAGTACATTAGAGAGGACGGAACATTTGAAGGCAACATTCTACCTGATTGGCTAAAGGAAGCAGGTAGAGACTTTGATGATGCTTTTTTACAGCCGATTAAAGAAGCTGTAGAAATGTTAGCAGGTGGTGTACTAGACGGAACAGGAGAACTTTTAGATGTTTTACAAGAAGCAGGTTCTAGTGTAGCTAATACAGTACGTCCTGCGTGGGAAATAGTACGTGAGGCAGGAAGAGAGTTTGATGATAATGCTTTACACCCACTTGAAGAAACTATTGAAGCATTTGGTGAGCCTATTGAAGATGCAGTACACGCTATAGGTGGTAGTGTTGCAGAAGTTATGGAACCTGTTAAGGAGTTCTTAGAGGAAGTAGGGCCAGACATTGAGGACACATTACGAGAAGGTGGACGAGCCTTTGATGATTACGTCCTACAGCCGTTAAAAAACTTACTGGAAGGAATACTAGACAACGTATCATTGGGCGGTGTAGGAGCAGGAGGAGCAGGAGGTGGAGCTTTGCTATCCGCAGGTACAGGCACTGGCTCTGATGATCTCTTTAAATTTAAAACACAAGTAGGCGTAGAGTTACCAGAGTTTGCGGAAGTAGAGTATCGTGATCCTTTTGAATCTTCGTTTCAGTCAACAATAGCATAGGAATAATAATGACTTACTTACAACTTGTAAATAGCGTACTGAGGAGACTACGAGAGGAAGAAGTATCTACTGTATCACAGAACAGCTATTCAAAACTTATTGGAGAGTTTGTCAATGATGCTAAACGCTCAGTGGAAGATTCCTATGAGTGGACAGCTTTACGTAATACACTAACAATTACAACACAAGCTTCTGTTTTTAACTACATCCTAACTGACTCACAGAATAAAATGAAAATATTAGATGTCATTAACGACACTTCTAATTTCTTTATGCAGTACCGTGGTTCTCGTTGGATGGACAACGCTTTCCTAATTGATAACGTACCTTCAGGAACACCGCAGTTCTATAGCTTTAATGGTGTAGACGCTAACGGAGACAATGGTTTAGACTTATACCCTAAGCCTGATGGTGTTTATCAAGTAAGAGTCAATGCTGTAGTACGTACTGCTGATTTTACTGTAGACACAGATAAACTGTCTGTTCCTTCTGCACCTGTAGTTCAGTTAGCTACCGCGTTAGGAGCTAGAGAGCGTGGAGAAACAGGAGGCACAAGTTCAGCAGAGTTGTTTGCAATAGCAGACAGCACTTTAGCAGATGCAATAGCTATAGATGCATCTCAGCACCCTGAAGAAAACATTTGGTATTCATAAATGGCTCAACAATTACAGAATCTTACTATAGCCGCACCTGCATTCTTAGGTATTAATACTCAGGATTCTCCTATTGATATTAACCCTTCGTATGCTTCTATTGCTGATAACTGTGTGATAGATAAGCTAGGAAGAGTAGGTGCTAGAAAAGGATGGAAGGAAGTCAGCACTAACGCTACTTCTCTTTTAGGATCAAGTCGTGGTATAGAGACTATCTTTGAATACATTGATGCCTCTGGGGATAAGGTTGTATTTTCAGCAGGTAACAATAAGATATTCAAGGGTACTACAACACTAGTAGATATTACTCCTTCTGGTTATACGCCTACAGCTAATAACTGGAAGATAGTATCCTTAGCAAACCATGCTTACTTTTTTCAAATAGGCCATGAACCTTTAATATATACTGATGAAAGTGGATCAGGTGTTCTTGAGAAGTTCTCAAGCCACTCACACAGCACAGGGACAGCACCTAGAGGTAATGAAGTATTGTCTGCCTTTGGTAGACTTTGGGTAGCAGACATTACAGGAAACAAGCACACAGTCTACTGGTCTGATTTATTAGTAGGTCATGGTTGGTCAGGAGGTTCTTCTGGCTCAATAGACATTACTACTGTATGGCCCACAGGCTTTGATGAGATAGTGTCCTTAGAGGCTCACAATGGCTTTCTAATCATCTTTGGAAAGAAGTCTATACTTGTGTACTCAGGAGCTACTTCTCCTGCTAATATGACCCTTACAGACACGATAGAGGGCATTGGTTGTATAGCTCGTGACTCAGTACAGCAAACAGGTACTGACATTATCTTTTTGTCAGCTTCAGGTGTGCGTAGTTTTGGTAGGACAATACAAGAAAAGTCTTTACCAATGAGAGACATTAGTAAGAATGTAAGGAATGATTTGTTAGCTTTAATTCCTGAACAAACATTGCCTATTAAATCTGTTTACTCTCCTGAAGATGCTTTTTATTTGCTAACTCTACCCAACAGTAAGTTAGTTTATTGCTTTGACATGAGAACAGCTATGCAGGATGGTTCTAACAGAGCAACTACTTGGTCTTCTTTAAATCCTTTATCTTTTACAGTATTAGAAACTGGAGAGTTATACATAGGTATTACCTCTGGTGTTGTTAAGTATTCTAATTACTTAGATGGTACTACTAAGTATCAGTTAAGGTACTTTAGTAATCCTATTGACTTTGGTAATACATCAAACCTTAAGTTTTTAAAGAAGTTTAACTTAGTTATTGTAGGTGGTCAGAATACTACAACTACTCTTAACTGGGGATATGACTATACTGAGGCTTATACAAAGCAAGTATTTGTTATAGGATCAAGTGCTATAGCTGAATATGGCATTTCAGAATATAATACAGACCGTGAATACACAGCGCATATAGAAGTCAACACTCCAAGAGTAAACACTAGTGGTAACGGAGAAGTTGTAACTGTAGGCATTGAAGCAGAGATAAACGCTTCTCCATTTTCTATTCAAAAAATTGACATACACGCTTTACTAGGGAGACTTATTTAATGTCCAACTATATCAAGACAACTAACTTTGCAACTAAGGACGCTCTAAGTACAGGAGACCCTAATAAAATTGTCAAGGGAACAGAGATAGATACTGAGTTTAATAACATAGCAACAGCTAGTGCAACTAAAGCTAACACAGGTAGTCCTACGTTTACAGGGACAGTTACAGCGGATAACGTAACTATAACAGGCACACTAACAGCCGCTACTATTTCTGGAGGGACTTACTAATGGCCTCACCAATTCAAAGAGAGGGTTTGTTACAAAGTCGTTTACAAAATAGGGGTCAAATGCAGTCAGGGATTGGACGGATGACGGGCAATGATAAGCAGGTAAATTCAAGTCTTTTCTCTGATCCACAGTTAGGACAATCACAGGGTGATCTGGCAGTCGATATGCGTTACCGAGGAGGGCCAACTCAAGAGCAAAAGGATGCTTTGATAGCTAATAGAAGAAAACTAGGCTTGCCTGACGATTTTGACCCATTCAACAATCCAGATCACCGTAACATACCTAATCCTGCCCACGGAGGGAAATCATTTAATGACCAGAGGCGTCAGCGGTCTATGGTACAACAACAACCTATTACTGGTGGTGGCTTTCCGATAACTCCTGCTTTACCACAAGGCGGTGGGGGTAATAACTTTGGTTTTACTAGAGGTGATGGTATGGCTAGTCTAGCTATGGTTCCTTGGGAAAACCCTGATACTGGTGAAACTTATATGGCTCCTGATGGGGGATACTCACCACCAGAAGGAAGTAGTTGGGTTAGGTCATCAATGGGAAATTTTGGTTATCCTGATCTTAACTTAGGACAAACAGGCATAGCTAACGACCCTGTACTAACTAACGGTAACAACACAGGTGGGTACTTTGATACCTCTGGTGGTGCTAATACTTACGATTCAAACCCTTACAACCCAACAACTTTACCTAACGGTTTAGATTATTCTGGTAATAACTCAGGTTACTTGGGTTCAGCTTTAGGTGGCTTATTCTCTGGTGATTGGATGGGGGCTTTACGAGGAGCAGGGGATTATTACTTAGGTCAGAAAGGTGCTGAGAATGCCTATGGTGCAGGAATGGCAGGAATGGAGATGGCTCAAGAATTAGGCCGTCAAGCCGCAGAAGGTTCTCAGTTCAAACCCTACACGGTTACAAGTAATCTTGCTCAAGTAGAGACTGATCCTAGAGGCGGTTATAACGTAAACCTAAGTCCTGCTCAACGAGCAATGCAAGAGCAAGCACTGGGACAGGCAGGTCAGTTCTTTGGACAGGTAGGTGACTATGATCCTTCTTTAGCCGCACAGCGTGGAGCAATGGGTGGTCTGTTTGGTCAATCACTAGGTGAGTACGGACAACCTACTGGTTTGGAAGGTTTAACTCAAGCAGGTATCTCAGGCGCACAGGAACAGTTTGGAAGGGCAGGACAGCCTTATGACCTTAATCAACTACGTGGTCAATTTGCAGGACAAGTTGGTAGTTACTTAGGTCAGCAACCTAATGAAGCTATTGGTGGATTAGGAGACCAAGCACTACAACTAGGTAGTCAAGGTTTAGGTCAGTATGGTCAAGGACAAGAAGGTTTTAGAGACTTACAGGGTTTACTTACCTCACAAGCAGGAAGTAGATTACAAGACTCTGCAAGCACTTTACCTACAGACTTAGCCACTCAAGCTTATGGTTTAGGTAGTGCAGGTTTAGGCGATGTGTCTGCGCCTACAGACATAGAGGCTTTACGTTCACAGTACGCAGGACTAGCAGGTCAAGCAGGACAAGGCTTGCTTATGTCACCAGAGGAAAGACAAGCTGACATCTATCAGTCTATTAGAGCAACACAGACTCCTGAAGAAGAACGTCAGCGTTTAGCTTTAGAGGAGCGTATGTTGGCTCAAGGACGTACTGGTGTTTCCTCTGCCGCTTATGGTGGAGCTTCCCCAGAACTCTTAGCTATGGAAACTGCTCGTCAGGAAGCAATGGCTCGTGCAGGTCTGTCAGCTAGACAGCAAGCTATGACAGAGCAACAGCAAGGAGTTAGTACAGCACAAGCATTAACAGGACTTACTACAGGACTCGCAGGTACTTCCTCAGATATAGAATCTGCGGCACAGTCACGAGCAACACAGTTGTCTAACTTAGGTTTAAGCGCAGAGCAGATTGAATCACAGTTGCAAAGTGAAGGACTGTCTCGTGCTACTACCGCAGGTACAACAGCAGGTAATCTTGCAGGTATGGCTTCTGATCTTGAGACCGCAGGTATTGGACGAGGTACTACCTTAGCTAACTTAGGTCTTACAGGGACACAAGCAAGTGACACAATGGGTAGACAGCAACTAGAAGACCTATTAAATCTACAGCGTTCTGATATGTCTAGCGCACAGATACAACAAGCACTACAGCAAGGAAGACTAGGCTTAGGCTCAGGAATGCTACAGGCAGGTTATATGCCACAACAGCAAGCCCTTGAGTTGCTAAGACAAAGCCAAGTACCTGCACAGTTTGCAAGCCAAGGTAATTTACAGGGGGCTAATCTTTATAGTCAACTAGGTGCGGCAGGTATTGAGTCCTACATGGGCGGTGCTAAGATGGCTAATGATATAGAATTAGCACAGCGTCAAGGACTCATGCAAAACTTGCTTGGCTCACAGCCAACAACAGAAGAACTTTTAATATCACAGCTTTTTGGAGTTGACCTTGATCAAGGTGGAGGGGGTTTACTAGAAAGCATATTGGGTGGATTAGGAGGACTCTTTGGTGGAGGTGGAAGCAGTGACGATGATGAAGAACGCGGTTCCTATAACCCCTATGGAGGATATTAAAAATGGCTAATATTGATATAGACTTGGCTCAGTTTTTTAAAGGAGGAGTTAATCCTAATAATCCTGCACCTATGCAACGTGGACAAGTAGGTATGCTTAGTGGACAAAGCACACCAATGGATAAGATACGTATGGCTATGTCTAAACTTGATCAAAACAATGTTGAAGACCTAGCTAAACTTGCTAAATATTTACAGGCAACTGGAGATACAGCAGGTGCAGTTAAGATGCTTAAAAGAATTGATGACATTAAAAGGACTGAAGCAACCGCAACTGAAAAACAAGCAGGGATAGATGCAAAGAACACAAGCCGTGCGAAGTTTGCAGAATACTTGGATAGAACCTACCCTAATAAAGGTTATGGTGCATTAGCCTTACAAGGTTTAATTACTCCTGCAAACATGAAAAACTTTATTAAGGAAGCTGATAAAGACACTAAAGTTGAAATAGCTAATTTAGTAGACACTAGAACAAATCAGTCAGTTAAGCAAATTAAACTAGTAGATGGAGTTCCTCATTCTATGGAAGGAACAAAACTAACTGCTCAGGATTTACAGGGTCGTGTAATTAGCAAAACATACGTTAAACCCTCTTCACCACTTGTGTCCACTAAACAGACTCCAGAAGAAAAAACACGTGAAAGAAACTTTGAAAGTCAAGGAAGTTTGTATAAAAGTACACAAGAAAAAGTACCTGAGGCACAGAAAAACCTTGCAACAGCAGAGGGTATTTTAAATATTGTTGCTAAAGGAACACCGACAGGCGGTGCAGGAGAACTCGTGGCTAACTTTGCAACCACTGTTCAAAGTATTTCAGAAGTTTTAGGGAGAGAAGTTCCTGATGAAGTAAGAAACGCAACTGCCGATTTAGCAAGCATGAAACGCTATGCAGGGGAAGCACTCATGCCTTTTATTGCGCAACAGGGAAGAGGCTTTACTGACACAGAAAGAGAATACTTTTTAGAAAATGTTATTGCAGGATACAACCAACCTTGGCAGTTTAACGAAGCTTACGGTACAGTCTTAAAAAGTAAAGCTTTATCAGACATAGAAAAAAATAATTTTGCTTATACACTTTCAATATCAGACACCTTGACAGATCAGGCTCCTGATAACCTATGGGCAGACTATGAAAGAAAAGTTCCTCGTTTAAAAATAGGAACTAAAGAAAGAGGAGGGCAAAGTTATGAAGGTGCCCTTGTTATTCAAGATAATGAAAACCTTAGTCAATATTGGACAAAAGCTTCTCCTAAAGGTTTTAAAGTAGATGCAGGAGGGGGCCAACCAATTATTGAATATTCGTGGGCAGATTTAAACGAAACAGCGGCTGACAGGGGTTTGAGCGTTCGCCAATTATTAGCCTTTTACTCACGCCAAGGGTATATAGTGGGGGGTATTTATTAATGGCTATAAAAATTCCCAAGGGTGTTGTTTTTCCTAATGAAGAGCAGTTAAACACTGACGGTCAAGTTAAAATTCCTAAAGGTGTTATTTTTCCTAATCAAGCACTTCAACAAAAAGAAATTGAAGAGGAAATGAAGGAATACTTTAGCGTTGCTGATCCTGAGAATCCTGCTGATTTGCCTACATTACCTGTAGAGGGAGAGCCAAAAACACAAGGAGGGGAAGGGCAAGGTTTATTACAGGACGTTAAATATAGGCTTTCTCCAATTACTGATCCTATATTAGAAGTAATGAATGCTATTAATTCAAGTGTTATAGGAAGTGCTTGGGATTTAGCTGTAGGAGTTCCTCAAGTTGGTATAGGGGCTTATAATAAAGCAACCACAGGGGAGTTTACATACCCTCCTGTTAAAAAACCTGTAGCTTTGACTAATCAAACTTTTGTGGCTGATCCAGATGCGGCAGAAATATTAGACAAGGGAGCATTGTACGCTACTATGGGTCTAGGTATGAATTTAGCCGCAAAACAAATGGTTAATAACTTAGGCCGTAACTACGCGAAAAATATAATTATTAAACAGACAGGAACAGGCGTTCCTCTTAAAACAGCTAAAGCACAGCCTTTCTTAGGGACTGAGGGAATTACTAGAGGAGTGGTAAGAGATATTGCTTCAACTCCTTTGTCAACGGAGGTTGGAATAGGTTTAGCTATGGCCGCGGCAGGTCAAGCAGGTAAGGCTCAGGACATGAAAGTATTGGGAGTTGATCTTCTTACTTTACCTTCTGAGTTAATAGGTGGTATTGGAGCCGCGGCAAGTATGGCTCCAAAAAAAGCACCTGCCATTTTGAATGCCTTTGAAAAGAAATTTGGAAAGAACCCTGTTTTTGTAGCAAGTGAGAAAATAAGAGGAAAAGCTGTAAGCCCTGTAGAAGCTAAACAAGCATTAGAAGCCTCTGTAGGGGAAGAGGTTTTATCCGTAGCTTTACGAACAGAAGACTCAGGTCTTTTAACTTTGGAGCGTTCTATAGCTGATACTGATCCTATATTTAAAGCAAGAATGGATGAAGGAATAGATTTAGCCCAAGCGTCTTTAGCTGACGAATTAAGTAAACTTACAGACCCTACTACTGGAACATATAATTGGGTAGCTTTTAAAGAAATGCTTCCTAAGATAGAACAAGATTTACAGAGACAGGTAAATGATAGGGTCACTGCGGCTCAAGAAGAACTAGGTTTCATAGTACGTACTTTTAAAAATGATCCAGTAAAAACATCAAAAGAATTTACAAAGGTTTTTGATGAAGTAATGGCTGATCTTACAGTTCAAGAACAAAGACTCTGGCAACCTATAAATGACTTAGTAAGTGTATCTACAACAGGTTTAAGAGAAGAGGTTGCTACTATTGTTCAGAATGCTAACAAGGCTCAAAACCTACCTGTAGCTGAAATGTCAGAAATATTAGGTTTTGGAATACAGAGAACAAGTAAGGGGTGGAGAGTAACAAATAAGAAAAAAGAAGCGGCACAACCAACGGTAAAAATGTTAGACGAAGAAGCACCTATAGTTTTGACTACACTTAGGTCAAACTTAAATCAAATGAGAAGGGCTTCTGCAAGAGCAACAGACTCAAAAGATCGTTATGATCAAGGTGTTTTATTTAAGCTTCAAGAGGCTATTTTAAATAGTTTAACAAGAAACGCTGACGCTGTAAACCCAGAACTAAGAGATAACTATTTAGCCGCTATAGGCTTTACTAAAGAAATGCACAACGTAACTTCTGGTGCTTTTTTAATGCCTAAAGTAATTAAAGCACAGCCTGAAAAGAAAGCCTCTACGCTACTTGGAGGAACAGGTCAAGAAGACATAGCAATAGCCGCAAGAGAAATGAGTGAACTGTCTGCACTTGCTCCAGATACTAACGCTACTTCTAACCTTCTAAAGAAGTCAGAACAGTTCCTATATAATAAGTTTGCTGATCAAGTTGACGCAACAGATTTAGCTTCTTTTGATCTTTTTATTGCGAAACACCAAGATTGGTTTAAAAGGTTTCCAGAAGCAGGGGCTGTAATAAAAGAAGCAAGACAGAAAGCTAAAAACCAAGGAATCGTGGTAAAGGATGCTTTAAAGGCTAAAGAAGCTGAAAAAACAAGAGAGTTTTATTCTATTGCTCAATTAAACCCCAATGCAGTAATGGATATTATTTTGACTTCTGCTAACCCTAGTCAAGTATCTGCACAGTTTAGAAAACTTTTATCTCCAAGTCCTGTTGCTTTACAGGAGTTTAAAGACCAAATAGCTAGAAGAATAGCCGCAGAGTCTATGCAAGTAGTGGATAAGCAAATTATTGGGTCAGGTAAACAACAAATAATAGAAACTGTTTTATTTGAGAAAGCTTTAAAGAAGTATGCTCCTTTAACTGGAGTCTTTAACACTAAAGAACTTAAAGGTTTAAAACTGTTACATGACAGGTCTAACCTAATAGCTAGATCAATTCAAGCTAAAGGTGGAATAGAGCATTTAGAAGGCCAAGGAACAAATTTAGCAATGCTTCTAACCGCTAAAGTAGTGGCTTTAAAAGCAGTTAGTGCTTTAGCAGGATCACAGTCTATTGTTTTAGCTAATAGCGCATCCAATGCCGCGACTAAAGCAGTTAGAAACCTTACAGACGATGTAGCAAATGATATTCTTAAGGAAGCCTATAAAAATGAGGAACTAATGAAAATATTGTTGACTGAAAATATAACACCTTCTCAATTAAGTGTGTTAAACAGCAACAAGTTTCAAAGTGGGCGGGTTTTATTTAAAGCCTTAACAGAAGGAATTTCACAAGACGAAGAATAAAAAAAAGCCCTCTAGGGAAACCTAAAGGGCTTTAGTTTTATAACTTGTTATAACTCTACACTATCTCACACGCTCCTCCAGTACACGCTAACTCTTGAGAACCTGTAGTATTATCCTCTTGTTCAAAATGTTCAAGGTCATTCCAATTAACACCCACAGGCATCTGCTGTACTAACTCCTGATACTTATCCTCGCTGATGTCTTCATAAGGAGCTTGCTGATACACATGATCACTAACTGGCAACAAACTAATCCCACTGCACAAGTCAAAGTTATTCCAAATCCACTGAGCAACTTCCAAGAACTCATCGTCTGTATAATAAACAGTAATGCTTGGCTTATGCTCACACCAGTGATTCTGGTAAGCCTTCCATAACTTAAGCTGTTCCATTGCACCCACCTGTTTGACTGTAACACTAGTCTCTGGTGACTTGACAGGAAAGCTATAGACTAAGGATGCAGGGGACATAATGTCTTGCTCTACAGGGAATC